GTTATATATCCGATCTTCAGCTTCCTGTACAAAAACAGGAATGTTAGCCACAAACAACTGCTCAGTGTTCTCGGCATACGCTTGAATCGAGTTATACAACGTTTCGTAATTCATTATTACTCTTCGGTTTTAGCTTCTTCTTGTGCTGGTAACTGAGATTGCAACTGGGCTTGAATCTTTAACAACAAAGAAAAAGCGCCTGTTTTAGTAGGCAACTCACCAAGTCCGGCAATAACGCCATCTACTTCGTTTAATGTTAGTTCTAATTTAATTGGTAATTTTGGGTCCATTATCCTTGCTTTCCACTAATTTTACGGCCTTTGGTTGCAGCGCCATAACCACGCATTTCTTTAACGCCATATGGGTTATCTTGCTTGTAGCCTTTGGTATTGTTACCTAAGCTAATTTTTAAATCGTCTAAATTATTGCCTTGACTATGTACTTCACCCTGTGGGTATGGATTAGGCATTGGTTGCTTATAGACACCAATATCGTTGCCACCACCAGATGGATATACAAAACCGGTATAAGCGCTAGCATCTTTATTCTCTTTAGCGTGACCCAATGGGTATTCGCCGGCTGGGGTTGGTTTAACTGATTTATTTGTAGCCATAATTACTCCTGATTTTTAGCACGAGCTAAGTTACGGCCCATTTTGCGTAGTTGCTCATTTGTTACTGTGCGAGCACCTTTTGAACCTTTGCCACCTTCAATGCCTACGGTTGGACCGGAGTCACCTAAGTTTCTGCCTTTTGTGCGACCAGACTTGGTTACGCCATCGGCTGCTGATTTATATCCCATAATAAACTCCTAAGTTGTTGATACTGTTACTGTACCGATAGTTATAACCGGAATCAAGCTATTTGGTGTAAGCGCCCGGTCAAAATAACTCGCTCCGCCAACGGGGTTCCAAGCCCACTGAAACTGCCTACTACCATCGGTTGGATAACCAAAATCATCTGCATTATTAACATTTGCATCATAAGGGTTAGTACCTAAACCAGTCTGTCCACCCATGTAATAACTTATATCTGGTCTTGGCTCCCGTACTGCTTGCGGGTCATTAACCGGATACAAACCTAATTGTAACTGGGGATGGTCAGGATCCCAACAAGTTTTGCAAACTTTAATTTTATATGGCTTAGTTTTGATTATCTCAATTCTTAGCTCATGCAACTTATACCGCTGCGCACACCTATCGCATTCGGCAATTGCATATTTACCAGAAGCGTATTTAGTTACCATTATCTATAGTAAAACATATTCCGTGGTACAACCCGTAAGGAAGCTTTTTCCCGGTCTTCTTCAGAAGCAAGTTGCCATTGTTGTTCATAGTCGGCCTTAAGACCTGCAATCCGCATTGGGTCTGTACCCTGTATCTTCATACTTAAGTAATAAGCAAGTCCAGCAACCATGCAGGGAATAAAGCGGAATGGAATATCTTCGGTAGTTGTACCGTCACCAGCATCTTGCAAGCGGCGCATACGGTAGTACACAAAAGTCCACTGATTACCAGGAGCGCTAGGAGTCGGCCAAACATTAACGCAAGGTAGGTTATTTACATACACAGGAGTAGCAGCGGCATGACTAGTAGCAGTTGTACCATTTTGACCACGCCAAGCATTAATAATTTGGTTGCCTACAATGTTTTGGTAGCCAATAGTTTCCGAGCCAATATTAATAAAGCCTTGAGTTGGCAAGCCAGAAGCATCAGTTAATGTAATGGTTGTATCTGTAGAAGATATTGGTTGTCCAGCAGCTACGGTTGTTTGCGGGACAGATGCCACATTACCAGACTGGCGGTTAACATACATCTGAATTGGTCGGCCATATGCGTTCTTTGTTGGAATTGATAAGTATGTAGACTCACTGATACGGCTGATATTAATATCTTGCTGGTTTTGGTTTTGCCCGTTGTACTGACGGGTTACCGCATCCATAATATCAATTGTATCTAACGGTAATGGGTAGATAGCTTGGCCAGTATTTAAAACAATTTGGTTTTGCTCAACAGTCCAAAGGTTAATTCCACGGTTTGCCCACTCAATAGTGAGCAGATTCATACTGCGGCGTGCAGTACGGAAGTCATAGCCAGAACGAAGTTGAGACCCACACCGCTCGAACGCCTCTTCAACGAGGTCGTTCATATTTAAATTAAACGACGTGGTACCTGAAGTAGCCATTATTTAGCCTTTTTAGCAACTTTAGTTGCTTTTTTAGCAACAGTTTTTTTGGCTACTGGTTTCTTAGCTCTTGGCTTGCGGGTTGTAGCTTTGGGAACGGTCATCTTTTTCTTTGGGCGTGGCTCAAAATCTTCTGATGGCGCAGGGAATGGCCACATTTTGAAGTCCAAATTCATTTCTTCTTCGGGTTTTTTAAATAAACCAAGAACCCAATCAATTAGTTTTTTCAATTTCTATTCCAATCCGGACAATAAACAAGTCAATAATAAGAACCCAAGTATCTACATAATCATCAATAACTTCGATACCTAAAGCCACCCCATTTATAAGACACAGGTGGAGTGCCCAGCTCACTTTTTCATGCCTTTTAAAGTCTCTGCAAGTCTTGCACGTTGCCCGATTTTACCAGGTTTCTTAGCTGCTGAGGCTAATTTCTTAGCAGGAATTGGTTTGCCAGGCTTAGCACCGAGTTCTTTACGTAGTGCACCAGGTTTTTTAATTGCGTCTTTAATCCAATTTTTAGTAGCCATTATTTTTTCCTCGCTGCTCTCATGTTATCAACCAAGTTTGGATATGGTCGGCCTGCTGCTTTAGCCATAGCTTTTGCACTAGCTTTCTTTGCGCTAGACATTTTTTTTGGTTTACCTAGCCCTTTTGGACGTGGCTTTTCCCAAACTTCACCGCCCTTTTTATATTCGGTAAAGTCGGTATTATCACGGCGAGCCTTAGTTTTTGGCTTACCCATTTTAGATGGGGCTATATCGCCCATACCACGAGATGGTCTCATGCTCTTGTCTTTCCACGAACGCAGCAGCCATCGGCTCTGGCAGATGCAGATTTAACTTTACCGCCTTTTTTATATGTTGGGTCTGGTTTATTACCAATACCTTTCATAAACTTCATGTCTGAAGCACCAGCATTACCCGAACTAACCCCACCACGACCAGCAGCGGTTGTATTGCCTTTTGGTGAAATCATAGAAGACTGGGTTAGGGCTGCACGTTTAGCGGCTTTTTCCTGGACAATCTTACGCATTGTCTCATCTTGCTTTTTAGCTTCTTCTCGTTGCTCCATTTTCTTAGCGTACTCTGGATCAGAAGTATAAAAGTCACGAACTTTTTGGCGAGCTTTTTCAGCGTCAGCTTTTGTATTAGCTTCTTCTGTATCACCAAAGTCAAATGCGCCTTGATTAGCCATTTAGCACATCTTCCCTTTGGTTTTACCCTTTTGCGCAATACCGTCGGCACGCTTAGAAGCGGAACCAACTTTACCGCCGGACTTCATGCTGTATGTACCAGTCATAGCTTGGTCACGTTTTGCTGCACGAGTACGTGGAGAATCGCTAGAAGCAGAGCTACCAAACAAAGCAGACTTAAGATCTGTACCGGTGCTTTTTGAACCACGAATCATTGCAGGGGCAGATTTTTGCTGCTTGCTTGGTGCTGGAGCTGGCTTTTCTTCAGCAACGGCTTTAGTAATCGCTTTTCCTACAGCCTTTTTAGCTGGAGTAGGTGTTGAAGCACCGCCGCCGCCAATATCCATATCACGGTTAGCCATTGCAGCCATAGCACGTGAACGTACATCATCACCAATACCAGCGTTTTGGCCTTGAGCGGTATCAGTTTCTACATCGCCGCCATCATCATAACGTTTAGCTTTTTTGTTCATATTAACGACCTCTTGCGCTTTTCTTCATACCGCCGCCACACATCTTTGCGACTTTACCGCCTTTTTTCATGCCGCCCATGATGCCCATAGTTTTGCCTGAATCACCAAGGTTTTTGCCCTTAGTATGACCACGCTTTTGAACTGCAGACTCACCAAACTTGGTAAGTTTGTTTGAACCTTTTTCTACGTCCTTAGACATAGTACGTGGGCCCATACCTGTTGAGCCGCCTTTAGCCATTTTTTTCATAGCCATACCGCCTTTCTTAAGAGCAAGTTTAGTGCCTTTACCACCTTTATGTTCTTGAGCATCATGCTCTCTGAACGCCTTTTTAATCATGGCAACATCTTGCTTCTTATCCATTGCCATTTCTTTTTTTGTTTCTGATTTAGATTCTTTATCCACTTTTCCACCTTTTTTCNTGCCACTGTCTACATTTTTGGGGTTAAAAGGTTCATCAGTTCTAACACCACGTTGTCTTTGCATTGCCATAATTTTTCCGCCCTTTTTCTTTCCAACATATTTATTTAAATTAATGTTCGGTGCATTTTTTTCTTCGCCAAAAATACTACCGTATCTTGTCTCTTGACGATTAATCATACCTTTACCGCCTCGAGTAACACCAACGCCACCGCCTGTACCAAACTTACGCCCTTTGTCGGCCTTTAAAAAATCTTCGCCAACAGATTGCTTTATACCAACTTTTTTAGCAAACGCAGGGTTTTTAGCCACTGCTGCCATTAAGTTGTGTTGTTTTTTAGACGTGCTTGGCATTATTTACCCCAAATACCGTTAAACATGTTTGCCAAAATAGCGCCAATTAAAGCAAAAGCACCGCCAACCATCATTAGTGTTTTCCAACCGCCGTGTGCTGTATCAAGCGTTTTTTGAATGGCTTGAATAGCAACTTTAATTTCAGCCATCTCTTTAACCATCTTATCCATGTCCGCCTGCAGGTGCTCAATATCGTTAGCGTGTGTAGCTAATTCTCTAGCCGTTGAAATTGGATCAATGTCGCTCATTTTGTTCCGCACTTCCACCGTTTTAAACTAGCCGCCTTTCTTGTAGGACGACCTTTTTCGTCTTTCATTGGCCCAGGCATTCCAGACATACGAGCACAGAAGGACTTCTTACGTGGACCACCTTCGGGCTGCGGAGCTTTTAAATGCGAGCCAGTAGCCGCATTATACTTAGCACGACCTTTGGCGGTAAGCCCAGCGCCCTTAGATGCAGGCAACTTTTCACCACGCCCAACTGCAAGCGAGACACCTTTTTTCTTAGCCATAAAAACAAGTGCAATAAGTAATGTAGTTTAACTGGGCGTAAATACCGTTTTGGCAAAGAAGGCCCTCACCAGGCAAAATTGCTGCTTGAGTAGCCGTACCACCAGCAACAGTATCAAACTGAGCTAACCACTTGTTTGCATTTTGGTATCTTTGGTCACCAGTAGGGTATGCAACTACATATTGACATCCAGTACCACCAGAAACAGTGCCACTATTTGGATCCGTAATAGTAAAAGAATTTGGGTCAATAACAGTAATTGCATAGTTACCATCAGTAGCAGAAACCCCGCTAGAAACGTTAAACCCAATACCAATCATAGTTCCAGTTGTTAATCCATGAGATGATTTAGTAACTGTAATAGTTGTACCTGAACGTTGGTATACAGCGGCGATGGGTACTTGATTAGTATCAAAAATTACTAAACTACCAGCCTGTGAACCATTAGGGGCATAGCTGATTTGTTTTAAACGGCTACGATTTCCAACTGATAAATAACCAGACTGAGTTATATGCGCTGACTTTATATCATATTGCATTGTCATAATTAATCTCCTAAAGATTTAAGTGGGTTAGGGAAAACCCTAACCCGTAAGATTAATTAGACTGCTTCTTCGCCGTAGATAGCGTCAACTACAAAGTACTCAATCCAACCAGATACAGTACCAGAAGCAGAAGTGTTAGCAGCAGAAGTAATGACAACTAAGTTAGTTGCGTTAGCTACAGCGCCCATGTTTGCTCCAGCAGTAGCTGAACTAGTAGAAATAGCTGTACGAGTTGTTGCTAGTGCATTAGATAAAATACCTGTTGGTACGTTTGTACCAAGAACAGTGGTTTGGCCAGGGCCTACACCAGATAATGGGGTAAAGCCCATATTGATATTACCTGTACCAGTAGTGTTAATAATAACGCTGGTAACTACGGCATTTGCTGGCAGAATAACTGCAGAATTAGCCAAAGAAGAAGATACTACTACGTTAGCAGAGGCTGCTGCGTTAGCAATATAGAAAGGCAGAGCCATTTTCATGGATCCTGCGCCTGCGGTGCGAGTTTGATCTCCACCAGTTGAACGCCATACTGACGATGTGGTTGCTGTTGTCATAACAAATTGTCCTTCATACAAAGATCAACCCGTCAATCGTGTATGCGTCTGCTGGGGCAGTTTGACAGGTCATTCACCCAGTTTCCACAATATTACTACATTTTAGGGTTTGTGCAACATATTTTTGGTATAAATTATAATATTACCGGGGGTAAGGTTCGGGGAAGTTCGGGCTTTTTGTTGCGCAACACCCCCACCAACTAACTAGAGGACTATGGGCTATGAATTTCACTGTAAAAAAGGTCGATATAAGAAACCCCTCAATTCAAAGTGTCTTAGTCTTCTTACAGAAAAAAATTTTGCCAAGCGACTCAGTATATAAACCAGATCGTGGGCATTGGTGGATTGCATATACAAAAGACGGTAAGCCTGTCGGTTTTGCTGGCTTAGTTAGATCTATGCAATGGAGTGACACAGGTTACTTGTGTAGGGCAGGTGTGTTGTATGAATACACAGGCAAAGGTCTACAAAAACGATTAATTAAAGCAAGATTAGTTATGGCTAAGAAGCTAGGCTGGAGTTGGGTTATTACGGATACAACAAATAATCCCGCAAGTGCAAATTCTCTTATATCATGTGGGTTCAAGATTTACCGGCCCGGTAATCCGTGGTCTTTTAGAAATGCAATCTATTGGAAATATAAGGTGCATCCTGATGCCGTACAAAGATCCGAGCGTAAGAAAAAAGAAACATCAAGAGTACAGCCGTAAGCATTACGAAGCAAATACAGAAGAAGTAAAGAAAAAAGCAGCCGCCCTAAAACGCCAAAAGCGTGAGGAGTGGTATGCATTTAAAGCTACATTTAAATGTACTAATTGTGGCTTTGACCATCCAGCTGCAATAGACTTTCACCATGTAGACCGCACAGACTATCGTTCTGTAAACCGCCTAGCCCAGCTGGGTAACTATAAAGCAGCCAAAGAAGAAATCAAAAAATGCATCCCGCTGTGCGCAAACTGCCACAGAATCCATCACCACGAAGAACGAACTGTTGCTAAAAAGAAGCGCAGAAAGAAAAACCCCTAGCCTTTTGAGCTAGGGGTACCAGGCCACCAGAAGTGGCAAGGGGGGTAGGGCTTAATTAAGCGCCTGCAGAACCATACATTCCGAGTGGATCTGACCAGCCGAAGCTGTAACGCTCACGAGACTTGTAACGTACGTTACCGGTGTCAAAGTCGCCGTCCATGCTGTTCTGTAAAGGAACACGAACGAAGTGCTTCATACCGTTAGGTACATCAGTTGTCAAGAACCAAGCATTGGTGTCGGTCAAGAAGTGGTTAATTGCATAACCTTCTGGAATCGAACCGTTGTTCTTGATTGCGTTGATATCGTTGTCGTTTGTACCAACACGCAATTCAGTTTCGAGCAAACGAGTTGCAACGAACTGTAATGCTGGTGGGACGATCAACTTACGTGGTTTAGCAGCGATCAGCAAGCTACGCTCATCAGTCCACAAGCTGATTTGAATAACAGCGGCTTCCAAAGAAGTCTCATTCAAGTCGGCAGGGGTTGAAGGGATGTTGCTGTTTGTACCGCCAGAAACCAGTGGGTGTGAAGCAGAGAACAAAGGAACGCCATCACCACCGTTGTAACCAGAGGTAAAACCGTTGTTCAATACTGCAGCAGCTTTAACTTGCTTGGTATAAGCCATGGAACGAGCAAGCGCTTTGGTATAACGAGCAGACAAAGAGTCATACAAGTTATCTTCAATTGCTTCTTCGGTCAGAGAGAAACCCTGAGCGATTGTTTCATGGTTGTATCGAGCAGTCCATGCTTCTTGACCATTGTCATAAGCGATTGGTGCGCCTTCGTTTTTAACTGGGGCAGCACTAAAGCCTGACAATTTGGTTTCTTCTTCGAAGGAACGCTCAGA